CTATCGCTATGTTTTCTCTTGCACTCATTCAATTATCTTACAAGACGATTGAAGTGTGTGGGTTTATCTTCTCCTACTGAGATATCTCCGGAACTATCAAAATCGTACTTGACTCCTACTCTTAGAATTTTGTCAAATTCATTTTTGTATTCTTGTCTGTAATATGCCATTTTTTCTCTGAATACATCACCTTCTGGAGAGAACGTGCTTAGACGTGGGTAGATGTAATGTCCCAATACATGGTACACTGCACATCTTGTCCATTGGCTGTCTACAAGCAAACTGTCTTCAAATGTTGTTGTAGTACCTGCAGATAGATCATAACGACCATAGTTTGCTCTAGGCCACCATTCTATTTCAATGTCTCTTTTTACGTCTGCTGTTGATAGTGTGTGGAGATCCGAATAATCCTGGATTCCATAGTTTTTGATGTCAGGCTCGTATTGTTCAAGATCTGCATCTGTTGTAAAGTTAGCCACTTAAGAGTCCTCCTGTTAAAGTGTGTGCAAGTCCTTCTTGCTGAAACTTATTTATTGCGTGTGCCTGTGTGTTAAGCACTAATAAAAAAGGGCGACACTGGGCCGCCCTTTTTGTAAACTGAGCGAAGGTATAAACCTCCAATCAATTATTATGATATAGTTGCGTCTACTGGTATTTGTACACCGTATGAGTCATGTAATTCTGACACACCGTATACAGCCGTAGCCACCACTTCAGTCGCCCGAAGTGATTCATCCCTTTGAGTAGCAATTTTCAAATCTGAGCCCATTGCCATCGCAAGTGCATCACGAGAAAAGACGCTGTTTACGGCACTTGTCGCCGAGTCAGCCACAACATTTGAAGTTTCGAAAATATCGATACCTGCTATTCTTCCAACATAACCTTCAGTCATTGCCGCGTTGACAACTCCTGTGTTACCTTGCGGTACAAATGTTGAAGTCATAGTTTTCTTCATGTTGAAGATTGACGCTGGGTTGAAAACACCAAAGTATGGTCCTGGTACTCCAGCATTCTTTAATTTTGCCGCCGCCGCAAATAAGTGAGCCGCAGTCATTTCTGTCTGCGTGTCAGTTGCGTTGCCTAATGCAAAAGTTGAGAAGCCTGAGAATAAACCAGTTAAGTCTTGGTCAATTTTCTTAGCGATTGCTTCACCAAAAAGTCTACCGATGTCACTGATAACGTTCTGTTTTGAGTAGTTTAACGCCAAGTCAGTTACAGTAGTCATTACACCTACTTCACCAAGTGTAATATCTTTTTTGGATGTTGTTACAGCAGTGTTAGCCAAGTCTGTTGCTTCTGCAACAGATGCCGCCGCGGGCGTGCTGTAGATGGGCACCTGCAATACCGTTCCGCCGTTGTTTTGTGGGATCGTAAAAGTCTTGACAAGATTTCTCATCACAGATCTTTCAGCCGCCACGAATTGTGCTTCCGCTACGATTGATGATACTAAATCATCAACACCACCGGATGCTATTTTTACTTCATTAGCCATTTTGTTATCTCCTATAGTCTAACGTGTTAATGTTAACCTATGCCGTGTGTTTTTCTATACTCAGCATAGATTTTTCTTTGTGCTGGATCTTTCATATCCAACTTGGTGATATCAACTGGTTTCACGCCGTCTGTTTGTGTATTTGATTTTGCTCCGCTACCTGATGGGCCTGCACTTATAAAGTGCGGGTTGGTATCTAAGAATTCTTTAACCAACATATCAACCGTTAAAGGTTCTCCAGATTCAGCATAGCGTGGAGTTCCATTCTTATCCACAACTTCAACATCTCCAGTGTCATTCAATTTAACTTGGTCTTTGACTAGCCTTACGACTTGCTCCGGATTAATAGCACGATATTTGCTACTGGCCTGAAGCAGTGAATCATCAACCTTGATTGAATTCAACTGTGCGTGTAATTGAGCGATCCTTTGGTCTTTCTTTTCAGCAGTTTCCTTAAGTATCTTCTCAAATTCACCTCGTTTCTTTTGTTCCTCAAGGACACTTTCTTCTTCCTTTTGTAACATAGAACGATACTTGTCAACGTCTACTCCTTGGAATTTTTTAAGCACATTGGATTCTGTCTTTTTACGTACAGCCGCCATTGCGTCATTAAACTCTTCTTGAGTAAATGTTTTAGGTGTTGATACCTCTTCTTGAGATTGGTTGTTAGTTGGACTAACTTTAGAGTCATCTGCTTTGACCTCAATGTTCTCTGCAGGTTTGACTTCTGGATTTGCATACTGTTCCATTATCAGTTCCTCCTTTGGAGTTGTGTGTTTATTTACCTGTGTATTTACGTGTTTAATGTACGTATGAATAGATTTTAGGTTTTGGGCAGACGTTTTGGATCAATAGTGTACAGTGTTAAAAGTTCCAAACGTCTCAGTTGTGCAAGGTCTTTAATCTTCTTTAATGCTTTCCTTGCCTTGAATGCACTTTGTTTGGATTGCCATTCTATTGTGCGTCTGTTAAGTTCTTTGTATTCTTTGTAAGCATTGTCCAATGCTATGCTTACTGACGTTTCAATTGCTTGTCCGTCTAGTTTTCCTTTGTATGGCATTTACTTCTTTAATATTTTCTTTGCCCAACTTAAACCTGCGTTGCCACCCCAACCTAGGTATGCTTGGGTGCCTGGTGTGTTCTTGCCTGGTTGGTAGTATGATTTTGCTCTGCTTAAAAAACTAAATGTTCTTCTTACAGTTGCTAAACTTACATTTTCTCCACTGGCAAATTGATTTGCTCTTGCTAATCCAACAGGTGTCATTCCTTTACGACTGGCTGGTGCCTGATTTCTTAAACGCAAGGCACGTCTTGCATTTGCTCTCATTTGTTGACTTGGTTTTGGCATTGTGTCTCCTATTTGTATATGAACGGATCTTTTTTTGCTAATTTTTCTAATTGTTTTCTAAATTTTTTCTTTTCAACTGGACAGTTGCAGTGTTCACATCTGCAGTCTGCACACTTTTTCTTGCAATGGGATCGATGTCCACAACTGCAATATTTTACTCCAAACACTTTGTCAGTTAGTTTGTCTATTGCACCAAAAAACTTTGATAAAAAATTATCCATTAGTCGTAAACTACCTCGTCTTGCCAATTGGTGTTGTATTGCTTGTTGTCCCACCAACTTAATTCATTGTTGTCTAGTGTTTTGAATCCTTGGTCTCTGTCAATGTATTTGTAATCAACTTTTTCCAAATCAAACTGTGCTAACCACATAAAAACTTTTTTAATTGCAAAGTCCTTGCAACTGTAAACATCCAATTGTATAACACCATTTTTCCAACTGTGGAATGTTATTGAACTTGTATCAATAATTGCAACAGAACTGTATCCTTCGTTACCTTCAACATCACTCCATTTGGTATGTGGTCCTGACAGTATGTTCATGTCGATGTCTTTGATCAATTGTTTCATGCTGTTGTCAATAAGTTCTCTGTCTTTGAACAATGGTGGTGAATTAACTTCAGCTCTTACTAACAGATGTTTGTGTACTAGTCTTGGATTCATTTAGTTTTCCTTTTCTTGCATTATTTAATACAGTGATGTCTTGTTGTATTAGAACTGGTGTTGGTGTGGAATGACCTCGGTACTGTGGATGAGAATACAACCATTCCTCATTTGTGCGTTGTTCATTTAATCTGTAATGTATATTGCAAAGTGTCCTGCCACTTGCGTTGGGGTGTAGCCACATACGTGCCACATAATCACCCAAAGGCGTGATACGTTGTTCACCACGCCATCTTTGGATGTCAATTTTTTGTTTGGCCCAAAATGCCTTGCTCCATGGACAAACTGCCACTATGGACGCAAAGTATTCAGTCCAATTAACCTCTTCTTTTCTTGCCACCACGTCTGCCGCCTCTTTTTGACGCCATAGGTTTTTTCTTCTTGAATGCTTTAGTATGACCTGGCATAATGACCTCCTTTATTTTTTCCCACCAACAAACCCAATGCTTCAAACAGCATTTCACCTTACGTTTTGATTGCTTCATCATTTTATCAAGATGTTTTTCAATCTTGGTAATTTTGTAATTAAGTTTGTGGTAACGTTTCATGTTGATGTTATTTCTTTCTTCTTAGATCAAGATCATGTTTCCTTGATCCACGTAAGAAACTGTTTACTCTACCCATTGCCCATTGGTTCATGCCAATGCCTGGTCTAGATCCTGCTGTAAGGAAAGCACCTTGTCCTCTCCTGTATACTTTGGCAAGTGTTGCTGTGGTGAAACGACTTTTACTTGCTTTTTGCCTCAGTGTTTTTCTCACAGTTGCACTTAT